CAACGCAGTAACGGTTTCAGGCAATTCGTTTTTCGACTTCAGTTCCTATAATAACAGCGACGCGACTGTTCTTGGTGATGCAGGATTCTGGCAGGAGTCCTACAATACGGGTACGGTTTCCGGAACAATCGTCATGCCTCGTCCTGTCGGGATCTGGGATGGGACAAACGCCTATGCTTCCGGTATCCTAGATGGAAGTGGGGCTTATGCTGACATCACGAACGCCTACTACACGATCACCGGCGGTGAAGTCAAAGCTTCGACAATAGGTAACTTCGCAGGCACCGAGAATCTCCTGCCAGAATACCTGAAGGCGGGTGCAGTGGTTGATGATGTGATTGGGACTTTGTCTGGATCTTCAAAGCCGGGGTTCGGTGGCGGGGCATTCAGCCAGTAAAAGGACACTATGAAAAAATCAGTTTTGTTTATGCTTGTCTGTCTCTGCTCATCCGAGACTCACGGCGACAATTCGCCTGTCACGATCAAGGAACCGCCACTACCAGAGGTGAAGGAATGATCTTAATAGGCTGCTACGAAGGCACGAGCCTGATCTCCCGCATAATCCGATGGGAGACGCGATCCGAGATCTCGCACATATCCGTGCTGCAAATCCCGGACGAGGCTTGGGACGATCAGCGCCAGACAATCATTTGGGGAGTCATGCAGCCAGCCCTAAGCACATGCTCTCTTTGGGAAGCATGGGGACGCGATGGAATTATCAAGCGAACGGGAATCCACAATGGCCACACGCCGGGAACGCACATCCGGCTGATGCGTTTGAAGGATGCGTACAACAAGCAACTCAATGAGGCTGCGGTTGTGGCGTTTCTTAACAGCAAGGTGGGGCTGAAGTACGACTGGTTTGGGATTGTGCGGTTTGCTCTGCGAATGAACTGCGATCAGCCTGGGCGCTGGTTTTGTTCGGAGCTTACACACGCGGCGTTAAAAGCGGGAGGGGTACTCCTTCAGGACAGGGTGACTGCTTATTGGGTGGCCCCCGGCGATATTTATAGAAGCCCGAGTCTTGAGAATTTTCTGATTACCGAAACGAAAGCCAAGTCGAGCGAGAAGGGGGTTGCATGAGCGCCGGTTTCAAATTCGACAAACTGAAGACGTCAATCGCGTGGTCAATCAAGCAACTTGAGACTCCGCGGAAGAACCGGTTGAACGCGATCCGACAGTACGTCGGGAAACATTATTCGGACTCCGGGTCCGAGTTTCGTAACCCGACCAACTTCATCGAGCTTGCGATGACAATCTATACCCGCCAGCTTGCGGCCAGGGCACCCAAGGCAATGGTTGCTGCTAGACAACAGGCGTTGCGGCCCTACGCGAAGAACATGGAGCTGGCTATCAATCAGATCCCGGCCGAAATCAATCTCTCCTCGACTCTTCAGCGGGCGGTGGCCGAAGCCATGGTGGGTTATGCGGTCGTCAAGGTTGGTATCTCTCCGAGCGGCAGCATGGTGCTCGGTGCCGATCCGGGCAAGCTGTTCGCCGACCTAATCAGCGCCGATGATCACTTTTTTGATATGTCTGCCAAGAGTCGCGAGAAGATGCAGTACGAGGGCAACGATTACTGGCTTCCGATCGATGAGGCCAGGGCTCTTTGCACGAATGCCGATCCAAAGAAGCTGGAGGCGGATCCTCACACAGTCATTGGCGCGAATGGAGCGGACAAGGCCGAAGGAATCACGCAAAACGAAGGCGGCGACGTTTACTGCGAACAGGTTCAGTTGCGTGATGTGTGGCTGCCAGGAACGCGCCAGATGTTGACGTATGCGATTACCAGCGGCGAGCAGATTCGCATTATTGATTGGGACGGACCGGAATGCGGCCCGTATCATACTCTCGGATTTTCTGACGTTCCCGGCAATGCGCTCTTCCTTCCCCCGGTGGCGTTGTGGATCGACCTTCACGAACTCGGCAACACGCTCTTTCGCAAGTTGGGGCGGCAGGCTGAATCCAAGAAGACCGTCGCGGCGTTCCAGGGTGGCAATGATGAGGATGTCAACGCGCTCAAGGCGGCAACGGATGGCGAGGGCATTCGGTACAACGGCAGCAAGCCGGAAGCCATCACCGTTGGCGGTATCGACGCCCCCACCCTGGCCTTCTACATCCAAATCAAGGACCTGTTTACCTACTTCGCCGGCAACCTCGACGCGCTGGGGGGCCTTGGTGCGCTATCCGATACAGTCGGTCAAGACAAGATGATGTCGGAAGCGGCCTCGACGCGCCTCAACCAGATGGCGGAGCGGACTGTTGACTTCGCGAAAGGCATTTTCAAGTCGCTGGCGTGGTACGAATGGACCAATCCGGTATCAGAGCGGTTGATCCAAAAGGAAGTCAAGGGCGCGAATATCGTTCTCGAGCGCAAGTGGTCACGCGAGACCATGAAGGGCGATTTTATCGACTACAATTTCGAGATCGACGTCTACTCCATGCAGGACGATTCCCCGTCAACGAAGATGCAGAAGCTCGGGACCGCCATCGAGCGTTTCATCTTCCCGATGCTCGATCCGATGATGCAGCAGGGGGTAAGAATCAATTTCAAGGGCCTGGTGGACACGATTGCGCATCTCGGAAACATCCCCGAACTGGCCGACTTGATCGAGTTTGCGGAGCCGGTTGAGGCGGACGCTCCCAAGGGCGACCCGAAGGCGCGTCACGAAAAGACGCTGCCGAACAACACGCATCGGACATACGAGCGGATCAATCGCCCCGGAGCAACCCGTCACGGCAAGGATGATGTGATGACTAGGCTTCTGATGGGCGGCGGAGCCCAGGGATCGGAAATTGCGGCAATCGGGAGGGTTGCGTGATGCCAATGTACTGTTACAAAGACGACCGCGGCGAGATTTACGAGGAATGCTTTCCGATGGGTGGCGCCCCGAAGTCGATGCGCGTCAACGGTCGGCATGCAAAACGCTGCTACGAGGCCGAATCCAAGAGCGTACCCGCCACTAAGGGGTGGCCGATGACTTGCGTTGCTTCTGGCGTCCATGCCTCGCAGGCGGGGGAGCTGCGGGAGCTGCTGGCAAGCAAGGGAGTGCCGACGCAGGTAACGAAAGACGGAGACCCGATTTATCGCGATGCCCAGCATCGCCGGAAGGCGCTGAAGGCCCGCGGGTTGGTTGACAGGAAAAGTTACATCTAAAAAGGAAATGACGCATGAAGACAGTAATCGTAACACCAGAACCGACCGAGATGGAGACTCTTTCCAAGGAAATTGACTCCGCGATTGATGGTGTCGTTGAGGCTAATAAAGCCGAAAAAGCGAAAGCCGAAAAGGTCAAAACGGAAGACGTCGTTGAAGACGAGCCGAAAGAAGATTTACCGGAAGGCGAAGCCCTGCCCCCCGAGAAGGAGGAGAAATCCCCCGAAGGCAAAACGAAGGTTGACGAGAATGCGCAGTCCGTCACCATCACAGACTCCCATATCGAAAGAGCGGTCAAGGCCGGGATTTCGATGGCGGACGCGAAAGCGTTCACATCGCCCGAAGCTCTCGAACGTGTCTGCGGCATGCTGGAGGGCAAACCCGAACGTGAGAGTAAATCCGCGGACGGCAAGGACGAGAACGAAACGGATGAGGTAGTCGCGCTGCTGGATGGAATTCCAGACCTGGACCCCGAAAACTACGACGATAACATCGTTGCTGGATTCAAGGCCATGAAGAGCGTGATTAAGCGGCTATCGGACGACAACAAGGAGCTACGCCAAAGCGGTAGCCGTCAGGAAGTGGATTGGTTGGACTCGCAGATTCAGGGCCTCGGCGAAGATTATGCCGATGTCGTCGGATCGGGGGCTAAAGGATCACTTCAGGCCGGTAGCCCGGAGGCGGTAAAGCGAGCTGAAATTGAACGCAAGTTCAAGGTTCTCGAAGCAGGCTATAAAGCCGCTGGCGAGGATGCGTCTCGCGATTCCGTGTTCAAGGAGGCCGTTTCGCTGACGCTTGGTGAGTCCGTGGCGAAAGTTAAGACCGCCAAGAAGGAGGAGGCGCTGAAGTCCCGAGAGAAGCTGATAATCGCTCGGGCTGATGGTTCCAGAGCAACTCCCAAAAGGGATGCCCTGGATGAAACTGCGGATGAAATCGACCGAAAGCATTTCGGCAAAAAGTAAGAAAGAGAAGGTGTTATTATGGGTTTGGCACACAGTGAAATTGATGATCTCGTTCTGACGACACAGAACAATCTGATCAAGCGCGGCGCGTTCGTGGACATGCAGACGGACCTGACCGATCACGTCGGCGTTCGCGAGATATGGAAGTCCCGCCAGAAGAAGTTTTCGGGCGGCGTCAACTGGGAATTCCAGTTGATGATGGACCACAACCACTCCGCCCGGACCGTTGGTATGTTCGAGACGGATGGAAGTGCGTTGACTGACACGATGAAGAAGGGCGAAGTGTCCGTGCGGCACCTGAACGCCAACTACATCTACGATCAGCGCGAGAAGGATTTCCAGCGTGGCGGTCACGCCATCGTGGACCTGATCAAGACCCGGTACATCGGGATGATGATCTCCTGGTTCGAGCTCCTGGAAGAGATTCTCTGGAGCAAGCCCGAGAATTCCGCGGACACGAAGACCCCGTATGGCATTGCCTACTGGATCGTCAAGAACGCGACCGAAGGCTTCAACGGCGGCAATCCGGCCGGGTTTACCGATGGTCGCGCCGGTATCTCCTCGACGGAGTACACGCGCTTCAAGAACTACACGGCGCAGTATGCCGCAATCAGCAAGGAAGATTTGATTCGCAAGATGCGCCGTGCGAGCCGGGTCACCAACTTCCGCTCGCCGGTGTCTCACGCGACGCCGGAAGTCGGCAAGATGAGCAACGGCATTTACGCCGGTGACACCGTGATCGGTCTCATGGAGGAGATCCTTGAGAAGCAGAACATGAGCCTCGGGAATGACGTGGCCTCTAAGGACGGCAAGACGCTGTTCAAGGGAACCCCGCTGACCTACGCTCCGAAGCTGGATGCGGACACAACCGATCCGATCTACATGATCGACTGGAAGTGTCTCGTCTGCGGCGTCATGGAAGGATGGGAGAACAACCTGTCCAAACCCGAGCCGGTGCCTGGGAAGCATCTGGTGCGTCGTGTCGATCTCGATGCGTCGCTCAACCTGGTCTGCACCGATCCCCGGCGTATGTCGGTGTTCAGCAAGGCCGTGTAATCAACGCCGCCAAAGGCGCTGGTGCCTGCGGCGGCTTAATTCGAGAAACAAAAGAAAGTAGAGGTTCACAATGGATGCAAGTCTGAATGGGCACATCTCTGGAATGCAGCGCGTAGTCGGTGCTGTGTGGTACAACGGGACGGACGCAATCAAGCAGGGCGAAGCGGTCTGCTACGACATCGCGAACGGAACGGCGACGGCGGTAAGCGGCCGGCGTCACAATCAGGTCGTTCGCCCCACGGCAGCGACCGCCAATGCGTTCGCGGGCGTCTCCGAGCGCAGCTATCCGGCGCAGGCCAATGGTCAGTTCATCGAGATCAACATGCCCGGCTCCAAGGGCGTGATGGTCGCGCTGGGCGCGGATACGGTTATCAACACAGGGATCCTGACGTTCCAGGCCGGTGGCGGGACCGGGGCGGGCCGTTTCGTCAAGGCGGGCTACGTCGGGCGCGGCTCGATCATTCCTCGCCAGACGGTAACGGCGGTGCTGGAAGCCAGCATGACCGGCGCATGGTCGCTGGCGACGGACGGCAAAACGCTGACCGTGGTTGCGACGGCCGGTTTGGCGGCGGGTGATACCGTTGTCCTGCTGGGCGGCGAAATCGAGGACGGCGGAGCGTCGGTCGTTCCGGGCAAGTACACGATCTCGTCCGTTACGAACGGCACCGTCATGGTGCTGACCGCTTCGGCGATCAGCGGCACGGCGCTGCTGGCCGTGCTTTGCACCGGCTATGCCTACACGGGCAATCCGGTCTGCCAGGCCGATCTTCTCGATGGCGAGGAGTCCGGTGGTGTCGAGTTCATCTCGCCGCCCAATGCCGGTCTTGTGGGGCTTTCCTACATGACCAGCGGCATCTCGTATGTCTGCGGCGGACTGACGCTCGCGGCGGACGTGGATGTGACCTTTGCGCAAGGGACCGTCTTCGGCCAGCGGAAGGGCTTCCTGGCGCTCGGCACCATGACGACCAACGACGTGACCGTTGATCTGGTCACGAATGGCTTCACCATGACTGGTGGGGCGCTGGCGGAGATCAACGCGATCGACGCGGCCCTGGATGGGGCTCATCTGGTGTTCAACGGCGTGTGGCGCTGCGTGAACCTGGCCGGTGCCGCTGCCGAGGCGTAATCGAAAACCATGATTGGCGGCCCCGTACCTTCGGGGAAAGGGTCGCCTTTTTCGAGGATCTGATATGTCCAAGCCTGAAGTTACTCACGAGACGCGAGTCGATGAACATGCGCTGGATATGTTTAGCAACATGGGTTACGACGCATCCAAGCTGCCGGACTCCCTTGTTCAGCTCTACAACTCCATCAAGAGAAAAAAGGACGTGGTTTTTCCGTCCCGCATGAGTGCGGAAGGGTGCGCGATTATCGCGGCCATGTCCGACATGATCGACAAGCGAGGCGACTTTGCGGTTGCCGAAAAGCCAAAAAAGAAAGATGAAGGTGCTGCATGAGTGAATCGACTCTTTCGATCAGTTACGCCGATCTGCTGATAGAAGTTGGCGGGTTTCTTGGCTACGGGGTTGACTCTACGGCCTGGAACGCGGCGAAACTGGCGGAGGTTGATCGATACATTCAATCGGGCATTCGGAATTTTTACTATCCTCCTGCTGGATACGAATGGTCTTTCCTGAATCCATCGACAACGATCGCTACGGCCGTTGGAGATGACGCGACGGATTTGCCAGACGCTTTGAGCCGGATAACTGGAAATCTTCACTTTGCTGCTGCCCTAAACTGTACCCCCGTAACACTGGTGAGCGAGGGGCAGATGATGGCGCTGAAGGCGAGGACAACGACGAATGCCAAGCCGAAATGCGCGGCCATTCGCTCGAAGGTTAGCGACGGTGCGGGCGGACAACGGCTCGAGATCGTCTATTGGCCGACACCCGATGCCATATACACACTGACGTATCGCTACGAGGCCTATTCCGGAAAGCTGACTACCCTGAAGCCTTATCCGCTTGGGGGCATGAAGCATTCGGAGCTTATCATCGAAAGCTGTCTGGCGGTCGCCGAACAGCGAGGAAACGATGAGCGCGGGGCGCATACGGAAAGGTTTGCGGAAATGCTGGCTGCCGGGATCGAAATCGACAAGAAGATGGGTGCGCGGTTCTTCGGGATGATGGGGGAGAATTGCGAGACTTCAGATAGTCTTTCGAGGCGCAACTTCGGGACGACTTATCCGGTAACGTATAAGGGGGAAACATGGTAACGCCGTGGTGGGTTGTGTTGATGGTGTCGAGCTTCGTGGGGTTGTCGTTTAGCTTTTGGGGCTGGCTGGCGGTCAAGGTGATCGGTCAAGGAGCGAAGATTGCGGAGATCGAATCCCGCATTTCGAGCCGCGAGACGGAATGCCGGTCTCGCATGGACTGGCTTCAGAGGATGGACGAAAAGCTGAACGGGGTTCGCGAGGATGTTGCAAAGATTCGTGGTGCATTGGAAACTGCTGGCGTTGAACGTCGGCACGGGTAAAAAGAAAGGTTGGTGAGATTATGGACTTGAGAGTGCGGGATTTGTTGAAGGATGAGTTGGCGGTTGTCGCGGCGACGGCGACGGCTGTGGACGGTATCGAGGCGCTGCTTCCGGTGACGGATGGCACGGTCGAGGCGAGTAAGATCGTCACGGCGGATGCCAACAAGGACGTCGGCGGACTGCGGAATCTGGCGGTGGCTGGTACGCTGGCGGTGACGGGCGTAGCGACGCTGACGGCCCCTCCAAAGTTCACGGCGGTGACAACGGCGGAAGCCAAGACGCTGACCATGACCAACGCGCCGGCCGCGGCTAACGCTGGCAAGGCGTCTCCGATCTACCTGACCATCACGGTCGGGGCGACCAATTACGTTATTCCGGCATGGCCTCTGGCGTAACGGAGGTCGCGTAATGCCGAAAGTCGGTAACAAGACGCTCACGTTCCCGCTCGCTGGGGTTGCCCGGCGAGCGGGGTATCGTGAACAGCAACGACCGTACTCCTCCCCCTGGGCGGCGAACGTGCGTGGCGTCTGCGGTCTCGAGACTCGGCTTCGGGGCGGATCACGGCCAGGTCTTGCAAAAGTTCTGGCGACCGATTTCGGAGCTTCGATTTCCGCTATCATTCCCGCGACCTACATCGACTCTACCGGCGCTCGCCAATACGACCTACTTGTGGTAGCTGATGGCGCGATAAACGTCGTTCGCGGGTCTTCTTCTTCGGCGCTTTCGGCGGCGCTGCAAACTGACGCCGGAATTGACATCTTGACCGAAGACGGGCAAACCATTGTTTTCGATTCGGCGGTGACGGTGGCGGGCGGCGGCGCGTCTATCGCTTTCGATGCCGTTGAGCGCAACGGAACAATCTATCTTGCTGACTCCGTTCTTCGTTTGTATGACCCGATTACCGGAGTTGTAACCGCCGTTTCGGCGACTGTCGGCGTGATTCCGGTCGCCTGCCCCCGCGTATGCCTGTACCGCGACCGGATTATCCTCGGCGGGGTTGACAATGTGTGGTACGCATCCAGACAGAGCGACCCTACGGATTGGGCTTTTGGCGCGGAAATGAACGACGTTGGGCGGGCGGCGGCCGGACAAGTCGGCAACGCGGGGCGGATTGGCGACGTGATTCAAGCCATGATACCCGATAGCGATGACTCTCTCCTTTTCGCGACCAAGAATGAACTCTGGATGCTCAAGGGAGACCCTACCGATGGCGTCATGCGGCAAGTATCCAGCACGGTCGGGGTAATTGCGCCCGGGGCGTGGGCGCGTTCTGACGATGGGCTGCTGGCCTTCCTTTCCTTCGATGGCGTCTACGTCATGCAGCTTGGAGGCCAGAAAGCGCCGGAGCGGTTCAGCGCGGACAATCTTCCGGCTTCGCTGGTGAATACCGTAACTACCGCAAAACACGTCACAATGGCCTACGACGCGAGGGGACGCGGTTTCCATCTCTTCATAACGCCCGATACCGGCAACGGCGAGCATTGGTGGCTGGACGTTGAAAACAAGGCTATATGGCCGGTTGTCGTACCTACGGCAATGCAGCCGATGGCGACGGCTCGCCTTCAGGGTAGCGCCGGACTACCAGAAGTGATTCTCGGTTGTCGCGACGGGTATTTGCGCAAGTTCAGCGATTCGGTAACGACGGACGACGGCACGGCATTCGAGAGTCATGTCGCGATCGGTCCAATCCGGTTGGCGACAAATGATATTGATGATGCGCTTCTGGCGGAGATCCACGGCATTCTAGCCGAAAACAACGGGACCGCCGTAACGTGGCGCGTAATCATGGCCTCGTCTGCCGAAGAAGCGGCGGACCTTGCCGAAGCCGGAATCAAGGCGGACCTTGCCGGAACTACTATTTCTGGCGTTTCCTCTTTTGGCACCTGGGCAGAAAACAGAAACAAGGTCGATAGGTGCCGATGCCGCGGCGCCTGGGCGGTGATTTGGCTTTCTTCTACAGGAAAGTGGGCATTTGAAGCGGTGGCGATAGTGACGCAACAGTTAGGGAGGCTCCGTTATGGCTATTAAAATTTCTGAAATGACGCCGGATTCGAGCATTGGCGGCGGCGAGTTGATTCCAGTGTCCGATGCCGGGAGCCCGAAAAGCGTTACCGTCACGGGTATCAAGGCGTTTGTGGTAGACCAGATTGAAGCCATTGCGGCCGGAACTGCAGTAACGGGAGCCGATAGCGTCTACATCCTTCAGGGCGGGGTACTGAAGCCGGTCGACATCGATCTGGTGGCGCAACATGCGATCGACACGGTATGGGGCAAGGCTGCTGACGCCTCTCCTGCTGGGACAGACAAGATTGCTATCAAGGACACCGGAACTACCGAAAACACGGTTACACTGGCGGTGCTGGCGACGTATATTCAAACGGCCATTCGGGCGGCGGTGATTGATCCGACAACCTTAAGCGCTGCCGGCGCGACCTCGACTGCAGACCTTTTCATTATCGGTCAATCCGGGGTGGCGAAGAAAATCACGCTTCAGGCGGTTAACGATGCCATATATGCAGGGCTGGCGGCGCATGTCACCGGGCTTACGGCTGCTACTTCTGCGAATGATGCAGACGAGTTCTATGCCGTCACCTCTGCTGGTGCTCGCAAGGTCACGCTGGCGCAGATGAAAACGACGCTGGGCGTTTCGGCTGGCGCCATCGCTCCGGCGTCCATGACCGAAAACTATGTCCCGCAGTGGAGCGCGACATCCAAGACACTGAAGGACGGCAAGGCGATTGTCTCTACCATTGCGGCCGTTGGCGCGACCGGAACGAGCCTGGTGGACGAGACGGCGGTTCGGACGGCCATCTACGGAACGGGAACCAAGACGACGCCGGTTGCTGCCGACATCATGACTGTTCAAGATTCAGCGGATTCGGGCGCGGTTAAGCGCTCGACGCTGCTGCAGCTGTGGGATGGGTACTTTTTAGCCAAGGCGACGGCGGCGATTGCCGGGGCGAACGCTCTTTACGACGTGATGTGGATCCCGGCCGGCGCGATGATCCCGAGTTTTATAGGCGGGGCGATTCCGGCGATTCTCGAAGCCGATACGAATGATGCGTCTCACGACGTTCTAGATTTCACCGATGAGCTTTCCGACACGTTTGTAGAGTTCAATATCGCCATGCCTGAAGCGTGGGATCTCGGAACTATCAAAGCGAAGGTCTATTGGATACCGGAAGACGGGGAATCATCTGCCGACCAGTGGGTGCGTTTCACGCTGTCGGGCCGCTCGTTCAAGGACGGTGAGGCCCTGGACGCGGCAAACGGGACCGCTCGCAACATTGACGATCAGGCATTGGCGGACGACGGGTATATCCATGTCACGGCTGCAAGCCCTGCAGTTACGGTTGCGGGAACTCCCGCTATCGGTTCGATGGTTCACCTCAAACTGTCCCGCGTCTTCGACTTTGCTGGAAGCGGCGGGACTGCTCTTGCCGGAAACGCGAGGGTTCTCGGGGTGCTGATCCAGTACAAGAAAACACTGACCGCTATCACGGAGTGGTAACATGCAATTTCTCTTGAATAGGCGCAGGCGGCGCAGACGTTACACGCTGGAGGAGATCATCGACATCATTAATGATGGCATGGGTGACGATATTGACGATGAGCTGCAAGACATTCTCGACGGACTTGAAGATGGTAGCATTACGCTGGATGAGGCGATAAACGAACTCATCTACCTTGGGGTTATTCCTGGCGAATTGATACCAACTCCGTTTCCTTCAACATACTGGAGCGTCTACGTCACGACTACCGAGCCAAATCAGCCCGTACAAATCAATGTTCTGAAAAAAGATTATACAGCCGGAGGGAGTTCGTCTATTCAAGTGCGCTTTCAGGGCGGTCCTTACGTTATAAGAATTCCCGAAGACAGCCTTTCTGCGTATACCGAATTTGCCAGACCAGGAACTTATCAAATCAGAATTGCCGGAATTTTAAGAAATCAAGATAGGCTGGAATTCGACAACTCGCGGGATACCGTAACCGCTTCGCTGGTTTCTTCCGTGGGAGTCATCCAGGGAATACGAAACTTCCAAAATGCCGACAAGTTATTCAAAGACTGCACAGGACTGACGACTATTCCCGCAGACCTATTCTCGCTTGTTCCTGAAGTGCTTTCGTTCCGAGATACGTTTGCCGGATGCACGTTCCTGACCAGCATTCCTGCCGTACTATTCCAAAACAACGTTGCGGCGTTGACGTTCGAGGGCGTCTTCATGGGGTGTACTAGAATTGTGACAATCGGGACTGATTTGTTCAGGTATAACGTGGCGGCGTCAGAGCAAGTCGTCGGCGAATACACTTACTACGCCTTCAAGGATGCGTTCAACGGGTGCGGGAATCTTGCCACCATACCGACCGATCTATTCCGGTATAATGTGCTGGCGGCGGATCACGCCTTTGAGGATACGTTTGCCGGGTGCCTGGCGTTGACAACCGTTCCGACCGATCTATTCCGGTACAATGTGCTGGCGGGTGAAGATGCGTTCAAGGAGACGTTCTGGACATGCCTCAATCTCGCAACAGTACCCGCTGATCTATTCCGGTACAATGTTGTCGTTTCGGGACAAGGATACGGCGCGACATTTGTAGACTGCATCAACCTTGTTATGCGAATCGACCTTTGGGGAAGCGGAAACCTTCAGTCTCATTTTGTCGGGCGGACGGTTAATTTTGAATCGTTCTTCAAAGAATTTATGTTTACGATGCTGGCGGAAGGCGAGGCCCCCGCGCTTTGGGATGTCACCGGCGCGACGCTCACCGGAACGGATGCTTTTGGCGGTCACTCTGCCGCGACTTTAACCAACTACGCAGACATACCCGAGGCCTGGGGCGGACCATAAGAAGAATAAGGAGCCATTATGAAAGAAATCAACCCGCTTCTCTACATTACTAATTGGACGCCGATTCCCGAGACGATCTTGAACGCCTCCAACTGGTTTGAGACCGAGTATATGAGCGTTGTGATCGACGAAACGGAAGGCACGTCTATCGGGTGGTTTCTGGCGCAGGGGTGGATCATAACCGGAACAACGACAGAGACAAGAAACAGGGTCGTCGGATCAAGCAGCGAATCATCTGAAAGCGAATCGTCGTCTAAAGCTTACGACAGGTACGGACATAAGGATGGATCGGTATATGGATCTGGATCGGCCGAAAACTCTAATGAAACAACACGTACATTTTTCACTCACACCTACAGAATGAAGCGGCGCAAGCTCCAGAGCGAGCGCGTCCTCCAGGATATGATTACGCAATTCACGAAAGCCTATAACGAAGGTCGTCTTATTAATGATCGCCGGTACGACGAGATCGTGACCATCTATAACGTCATGTCCACCGCTACCCAGGAGGATATGCTTTCGATGGCGGCGGATGATCTCAAGTATGATACCATCATCGACGGGATCATTACCGCGTTGCCTACCGATTTCGCTACCTACGAGTCCCGAGTTGAGGGCTTGCTCACCGGCTACGGGGAAAGTCACCGAGACCGGATCAATACGCAGTTCGACAATCAGCTTTCCAAGGCTCGCGCTGACCTCATTTCACGCGGCATGTACAACGGCACGGTATGGACTTCTGTTGCGTCCGGCACTGAAGAAGCCAGGGCGAAGGCGCTGACCGATGTTGAGGACAAGATCAGCGATAGGACGCTGGCGAGCGTGGATAAGCTTCAGAGCGTCCGTATGGATGTCGGCAACAGGATCGAAGCGGCGGCGGCGCGGCTGGGCGAGATGAAGCGTAAGCGCGTCTTCGATGCCGCCACTTTGCGCAACGCCGTCATCACCGCCATGCTGGCGTTCATGGAACGGCGCGAGGATGAGTATCCGGGTATCGGTGAACTGGCGAATATCGCATCGGGGCTGGGGTATGCCGAAGGCGGCTCCGTAAAGGGGTAATTCTATGATCAGCGCGAACTACTATGGGGCGATAAACCCTTCCGAGAACACGACGGTGAAGCCGTTGTGGACGAAGACGTTCAAGGACGCTACGGAGATGGAAAAAGCAAAGGGGTTCGACGCTCCGAAGCAGTCTTCCAATCGCTCCATGAATCCGATGCAGCCAACCGGGAACGCGGTTATTCGTGACCACAGCGAACTCGATGACCTTGTGTGGCCCGAAAGCGGACACAAGGGAAATCCTGAGACGTTAGCGGCGTGGGACCCATCTGGAAAGCCTGCTCTGTTTATTCCGAATCATGCCAATATGAAGGAGCTTGCCTGGGATA